GTCATTAGTTTAACGGTAGACCTAAAATAAGGCTCCATTAACTGACCACCATAACAAGGTGTTGCTACAAAGAATTTATTCTTACGAACTTCATCCAAGCTTAATTTGACTTGCTTAGTTGCCATTATATACTCCAAAGTTAAAAAATTATAAAGCCTCAATCGTAAACGATGTATACTTAAAAGAAGCTATCCCAACAAAATAATCTACCGCCGAACTTGTAACATCAAAATCTAATGCTTCAACAGATACTGGGAATAAATCTTTCAGTATTATATTAGTCTTTGGTACATTATTGCTATCTAATATGGTTAATGTACCGTCAGAAAGAGCTAAAGACTCAGTATCCCCTCTACCATTTTTATAGAAAGGAAAACGACTTAACCTATCACCTGTAAAAGATTTATATTGATTATAGTTGTTAGGGAAGCCAAGTGCAATAAGCCATTCAAATAATTCCAGGTAATTTGACATATTTTCGGATATTAAAAACCGAATTGTAAAATCACCAAAGGTATTCTTATCACCTATTCTTGGAATATCTAAAAATGGGGTTGGTTGAACTGCAAAACCCAAATTTAATGAGGGTAGATTTGCCGACTGACAAGAGTACGCAACATTAGGTAAGTCCTTAATGGAGAACCTAAATGCGTTGGGTCTTAGGTAGTTGTAAACTGCCGGTGCACCGTTAGTTACATCTAATAAGATTGTAGAAAGATTTGCTGTATATGCCATGTGAATATTTATACAAAAAAAAGAGGGAGCTTTTAAGGCTCCCTCTAAAATACCGATCTTCGCCGGTTCTTTTAATTACATCAGGTTAACAACCTTTGAACGACGATAGTACTGATTACGGTTAGCCGTAAATGTATCTTGATCGGCAGCAGCGCTGTTAGCGTTAGTTGTAACGTATGGGTTTGCTACCATGCCATAACGTGTCTTGAATCCAATTTTTGGTTGGAAGGTACTAGGATCAACTGCGCGAACCATTTGTAATGGAACGTAAGGGCAGTAGAAAATACCGGCATCGTAAGGTGAAGTACCTTTGTAACCTACAACGTAGAACTGGGATGCAGCACCAAGGTTGGCAGAATACGGGTCAATGTAAACTCTCATACGACCGTTCAACACACCGGCAAAAGTATTACCAGTATCATCAACTGTTAGGTTAGTTGAAAGAGCAGGAGCGTAATCTAATACACCAGCCATTGCTAGGGCAGAGGCAACATCGGCTGAGCAGACGATGAAGTTACCTTTACCACGACGGGTATCTTGACCGATGTGATTGGCATCACGCTCGATGTTAAACAACAGACCTTTGAAACGTTCAACTGACCAACGACCGTTAGAGTCGACGTCAAGGTTGAAAGTACCTGCAGTGGCTGTAGAAGGCGAACCTGGCTTAGCTACTGTATAGATTGTACGAACAACTTCGCGGTTAATTTCAAACATAATTTCTTGTGAAAGAATGTTAGATAATTCGCTTTCAGCGTCTAGACCGTGAACTGCTTTCAAGTCTTGAGCAAGTTCAAGAGTGTATTCAGCTTTTAGAGCGCGTGAACGAGCTGTAACGGTTGTCTTGTCAATAGCAAAAGCCATTTGACCGAATGCGTTAGAAGAAGAATCACCAAGTGCTTCACCTTCAGCAGTCGTCATACCCTTACCAGTTGTGTAACCGGAAGCAGCAACAGGATCAGAACCAGCATGTGTACCATTTTTAGGTGTACCATCAGCTGCAAGAGGAGATGAGAAGCCAGAAGACGAGAAGTCTGTGTCTGCTTCGTTGTAAAGTGCTTCTGTAAGACCTGAATCAGTACGTGTGTTACCGTATACTGAACGCATTGCAAAGATTAGACCAGTTGGTCCAGTCATTGGCTGTACACCGCAAATGTCATATGCCATTAGGTTAGGCATTGCACGACGAACTAGACCGATAAGAATCGGATCGTAGCGGTCGATACCTGCTGTTTCAGCAGAGTTGTTAGCTGGTGCTAACTCAGAAAGCATATTACGGTCTTCGCGTAATGCTTTCTCTTGGTTTTCAAGCAATACGGAAGTAACCGAGCGCTTGTATGAGTCTTTGATTTCAGGTAGGTCGGCGTGATTAAGTACGGCGCCCCATTTTTCCTGCAGTTGTTCTGATAGGTACATTACCTTCTCCTTGTGAATTGTTCTTGTTTATTTATGAATTAACGAGTCTTGACTGTTCTAGATAAAGACTGTACGTACTTTGACATGGTAGAGTTATCGAAGGTAGAAGGTGTAGTTCCACTCTCTTCAACTAAAATCTTCTCGGGAGATTTAGAAGCAGTCTTAGGGAAATAATTTTCCTTAATAACAGCTACCTTCTCACGATATAATTCTTCCTGTTCAAATTCAACGCCTTCAACCAGCTTCTTAAGTTTTTCAACTTCAGTAGCAGCTAAATCCTTTGTTTGCTCTTCAAAAATCTTAGACTGTTTTAGAGTACTAAGTTCAGTGGAGGTGCTTACAATTTGATTCACAGCTTCATTTAATTTAGCCTCTAATTCTTCGGCTTTATTTTGAAGCTCCTCTAGTACGTCATACTTCTCTTCAGGTACTTCGATGTAGTGTTCTTTAAAGAGTGACTTGAGGCCAGTGATAAAGTCCTCAGCGATTTCGGTACGTAGACCGTTTTCAACTGCTAAGGTATTTTCTTCCATCCATTGCTCAATAACATAATTGAGGTAGGAATCTACTTTTTCAACTAAACCAGCTTTATGCTCGTCCAATTGAGTTTGTGCTTGTTCTTCTAATCGAGCTGTTACACTTTCCATCTCGTTATTTACACGAGCGATAACAGCGGCTTCGAAAATAGAAGTTGCCTTTGTTCTGAATTCTTCTGATAGTTCTTCACCGAAGATAGAGTTAAGTTGAGATTTAATATTAACAGATTCTTGGAATTTCGAGATTCCACCCATACCGTTCATTGAGCCGGCAATTTTATGGCCTAGCTTATGCTTTGAATCTAGACCGAAAGCCTGATTTACTTTTTCGCCATGTACTTCATCGCCATCTCCGTGCTTGCTAAAACTAATTTTAACTTTTTTATCACCAGACGGGTGGTGAAGGGTATAGGTATCACTTGTTCCAGGGTCACTTAAGCCTCTATGTAGAGTAACTTTGTGTCCTGCAACTTTAGCTGTTGCATTATCTTCATCTTCTTCATTAATTACCCATTCAATAGATTCTTCTGTCTCTTCCATAGCAGGTACTTTTGCAGTTTTTGCATCGCCCTTACTCTTAGGAAGACCAACGTTGCTGGCTACCGAGGCAGAGGCTTTAGCACCTAAGTTCTCTTCATCTTCATCATGTTCTGTATATGAAGCATCTTGTGAGGAACCTTGCTTTGGTGAAGTTGAATCGCCTGCTGTAGCAGCTGTTGCAGCCTTCGAGCTATCTTTCGACATGCTCGTAGACGCTTTAGCTCCGACATCAGCCATTCCACCTGAAGTAAGATCCTCTTTAGATTCTTCAGTCAGAACCTGCTCTTTATCGCCTGCGCGACTTAGCAGCTCTTTTATTTTATTTTCGACTGACATCCGTTTTCTCCTAAGAGGGTTTTGTTTAACATTATTATTTATATGGTTGAATTATTTGATACTACCTAAAAACTGCTTAAATATGCTTAATTTCATTTCACTTAAATTAGCTTTAGAAGTCTTTTTGATAGCATTTTGTGCTAGTTCAATGTCAATTGTTTTCCACAAACCGTTTTCTAAAATCCATTCTGCTGATTCCATAATACCTTGCACAAAGGCATCAGGGGCAGAAGGATCTGCTACAATGTCAACAGTAGCTAGATGGAAATCATCTTGTACTTCGTTAACACCATTTTTTTCTTTAAGAGAGCCTAAGCCTCTTGAAGATACACCAAGACCAACACCCTCTTCGATAAAATTTTGTACAATTTTACCCATGGGAGTATCTAAGATTTTTGCTCTGCCGTAAATATCTGAACCACTGAATTTAAGCTCAGTAATTAAATGCGACACTTGGTTTAAATTAATTTGGGGATTAGGGGGATGGCCTAATTCACCCAATGATCGCTTTTCTCTAATAAGATCTTGATATCTTCCTATCTCATTCTCCATAATACGCTTGGGATAGAGACGTCCATTTTTATTTTGTTTGTCGGCTTGCATAAAGATGCCTTCAATAAAGACACCCTTCTTACCGCCTTCTGAAGCCTCAGTTAAATAATTGAGGTCTTGATAAATTTCTTTAATTAACTTCATAGTGAGCCCGGTCCCTGATTTTGTCTGTTTGGAACATTGTATCCAGCTGTCTTGGAGAATTGTACAATAAAAGTACCCTCTACAGCACCAAG